GGAGGAGTAAACTGTTACTACTTAAATGTGGAATCAGGTTCTAATGCAATAAAATATGTCAGATCTTGATTCTTACTTCTAAATCTAGATAGAAGTTTTGATGATACAACAACCTCATAATTACCAGGAAGAATTTTAATATTTTCTACCTTGAAATTGAATGAGAATTGTTTATCAGTCTCACCTACAGTAACAGAATAATCATTTGATGTATCATTCTTTTTATCTCTTACAAGAAGTTTTACAGCACCATTCTCACCAACTACACATAAATCAGGAAGTTGATATATTGCTGCTGCCTTAAGTAATTTATCTAATTGATCGGTACTCAAATCAAATGTAACATCTTCACTAGGAAGATTGAATGTCTTATCTGGTGGAGTTACAATTACTTGTGGATCGGCAAAAAAATACTTAGATCTCGATCTTCCTTCTTTAATTACCACATAATTATCCTCATGAAAATCAAGATCAGGACTATTATGTAAACTCAATCCATTTAAAAATTGATTAAGATCATAAATTCCAAAATCTCTTGGCAATTCTTCAGAAATAGTTGCTTCTGCAAGAATATTCTTCATCACACTAATAGTGCGAAGTCTTGTCCCTTGCTTAAAAAGAATTGACTGATTTATAGTCGAAAAGTTTTTTAATAAAGAAAGAGTTGAATCAGAAAGTTTCATAGCCACGGGTCGTAGTTTCATTTAGTTGCCCACTAAAATGGTAAAGTAGGAGTGAATAGTGTAGTGCTTTAAGTATATCACGTTTTGCTTGTCCCTTCTTATCGTAACGACTTAGATACTTAATTGCGTTAGACCTACAGAATGATTCTGCATCTCCTACGGACTCAATAAGATCAAGTGTCTGGACGTTATTATTGTCAGAAGTATAATGTCCACCATAAGTGGTAGAAATATAATCCTGAAGAGCTTTGATGGACTCATCTTCTTTATACTTTCTAGTACAATCTTTTTGTATTCCAGGTGTTGGTGGCATAATAAAATCATCCTCACCACCAAATGTAATTACATCTTCTGCACTTACAAATGGATCAGAGTAGGAACCAAGATCTAGATGAAAAGTTTCACCATATTCACCATATGATGTGTTTTCTAATGATGTGTTTCCTACTCCCAAATCAAAATTTACAAAATCACCACCTGTTATAGTAATAACATCATCATCTGTAGTTTTTTCACCAACAGTAACTACTTCAGGTATGTCCTCATCAATCTCAACATCTTCAGGAACATTAAATGTAGTGTTCCCAGTTCCTGTATTAATTTCTATCTTATCATCATTCAATTCGGTATTCTCAACAGGGTAAACTTTGTCAGTCATTTCATCATCTCCATAAAGTTCGTCATAAAGTAAGCTCCATGCATTAATCATACATCTTGTCCTCCAACTTGTCAAGATCTACATCAGCATCTACCTTATCATATAATTCAAGGAATGCTTGCTTAGTCTCATCATCAAATCTGTTTACACAAACTTGGATTGCTTTCATCTTATCATTGAAGATACTGTAAGCACGAACAATATGAACCAGTCTACGAGTACTGATGATCTCTTCAATACCACCGTCATAGAATGTCTTACGGATGATGTCACCCCAATCTACAAGTCTTGCAAGAAAGTCAGTATCAGTAACTCCCAACTGTGAAGCAACACCACCAAGAATCTTCTTCTCTACGGATACAGGTGGATACTCTTGCTCAAAGGTTACAGGGAATCTCTCAAGGAATGCTTCATTAAGAACATTAGTTCCTATGAATCTACCATCATCAGATCCTTTACCTTTTGTGTTTGCAGTTGCAACAACATTGAATCCTACCGCAGGTCTGACAAACCTACCGATTTTTTTGAGGAACAACCCTTTACCTTCAAGTATGGGTTGGAGGCATAGGATTTTGTTACTAGCCAAGTCAATCTCATCGAGTAACAAGATTGCTCCTCGTTCAAGTGCTTCAATGACAGGTCCGTTATGCCAAACTGTTGCCCCATCAACAAGGCGAAACCCACCAATAAGATCGTCTTCATCTGTTTCAATAGTAATGTTTACACGAATCAATTCTCTCTTAAGTTGAGCACATGCTTGCTCTACACCAAAGGTCTTACCATTACCAGAGAGTCCAGTGATGAATGTGGGATAGAACTGTTTTGACTGTATTACTTTCTTTACGTCATTAAAAGGACCAAATTTAACAAATGTAGAATCTGGAGTTGGAACCAAATCTTGAGTAACTGTAGGTTCTACAGCAGGAGCACTAAAAGACTTCTCAATATTCTCTACAGCTTTAGTGGTCACTTCAAGATTCCACTTACCACGACCAACAGAAAACTGTTTGATCTTTTTAGTGACAGTCTGATAAGCAATATCATTCATACGGCAAAATCCACGAACATCAGGAGCTGTGAACTCTTTACCATATGTGCTTCTCAAACCTTCAATAATTTCGTCTTGTGTCATTTTAATCTCAAAAGTCATAATGTAGTTCGTTTCAATATAAGTATCATACATGAAAAAGGGGTCATATAGACCCCTAGTGGACACTTATTCAACTGACTTTTGTTTCTTAAAAAACTCTTTCATACTAGATTGTAACTGACCTTCATTTTCTTTTGGATCCAACTTATGATAACCATTTCTTTTTTTCCATTGTCCATACATTGCTTGCATCATCCATGATTGAGCAAGACTATGAGGTCCATCTTTCAATAACTCTGCTTGTTTACCAGTATGGTAGGGAAGGGACTCTTCTCTCCAATTGGAATCATCATAAAGTTTTTTATCCATAAGTAAAAGTCTTCCCCTTAATTTGTGATTGACCTTCTGGGTTTTTGCCCTGCGGTTTAAACTTACCTAAACCAACTCTCTTAGTTGATCCTAAAGGTCTCTTATTCTTTGGTTTTGTGCCTAGTCCACCTTTTCTAGTTGCTGATAGTGTACCAGTTTTTTTCGTTTGTGTCAATACAGAGTCTTGTCCATACTTCTTACCTAATGACTTAACTGCTTTCTTGAAAGCTCTCTTACCCTTCTTACCAGAAGTGACAACGTGACTTCTTTCCTTTACCTTCTTCTCTTTACCATCATCACCCTTCTCTACATATGAACCAGTTACCTTTGTAGCACCAGGCAATCCCTTACCTTTTATATCCCTATCTAACTGCTTTGCTCTTGCCTTATTTTCTTTCTTAGATTTATCAGCTCTAGATGCTGACATTGTAGCTATGCCACCTTTATCAGACTTACTTTTGATTCTGCTTAAACTGCTCTCTTCAAGAAATTCCTTAAAAGTCTTCATTATTGTTGACACTATTATAGGAATATTTATTCGTTTTTATCCTTAACTTAATTCCATGTAATTCCAAAAGTGAGATCTTTGTATCAGTCATCTCCTCACTATAGAAAATAAGTGGTTGTTTGGTACAGTCTCCACTCATTTTTCTGCCTCATCAACTTCAACTATTGTTTTATAATACTCCAATCTTCTCCGAAGAAGAGTTACTTCTTCTTTTAATTTTTCTTTCTCTGTTCTCAGTTCTGCGATTTCTTGTTCGTAGAGGATAATCATTTGTTCCAGTCGAAGGACATCATTCTCAAGATCCCATCTAGGTTTGGGATATAGGTTGGTCATGTTAGGGTTTCTGAATAATTATTTACTCATTTAATTTTCTCTTTATCTTTTAACCAATCTGGTTTTCGGGACTCGTCACGTAGATAATTAGATGCAACCCAAGGTTTGCTGCTAATGTAATTTTTGTAAGCAGTAAAAGTGTCAATGCTTGTGTCATGTTTATACTCATCTGGCATTGCACGAGTAAAGGACTCCACCATACAATAACATGTAATTACTTCTCCTGCAAATTTATGAAAGGTTTTCTTTGCTTCAAACAATGTTTTATGACATCCATGCAATTTACCATAACGATGTGAATACTCATCAGATAAAGCACAACCATGTTGAATTAACCATGCAGTATTGTATATACTATCTGCTGCCCATTGGGTGCAAGGATGATTTCTAAATGCACCCTTTGCAACTGAATATGGTGTTCCATCTTTCTTCTTAACTAAATCATCACCCCAATCATAATACCAATGGGAGAAGACAATGGAGAGCATTTGACATGTCTCCAATGGCATCTTGACCACATGCTTGTCAGGTAATACTTTTGCTGACCTATGAGGATCCCAATCTGTTACAAAGATGTTCATGCAACTAATTCAATAAATTCACCAAGAACTTTTTTGTTAAGTTTTTTAGTTTTAAGAGACTTAACAAATGCTCTTTTGATCTGTGCTTTTGTTGCTTCATCATCAACATCAAACTCAGCATCTTGAGCAAGAGCAGCAGAAGAGATGGCAAAGTATGCATTATAACCAGAATTGGTAATGGTGCAACTCTTATTCTTTTTCCACTCATTCATTATCTTATCATTAT